GTGAATAATAAATAAAATAAATAGATATATGAATAGTTACGATAAATACGCAGAGATGACAGAAAACGAACAATGGCAATACGTAGAGCATGAGTACGAGCTTAACGAAAGAATGTCAAGAGAAAAGCTAAAAGACATAGATGTACAGTCTGAGGACGTATCCGAAGCTCAAAAGCGAAAGGATACCCCTGTTTTTAGTGGTGTGTTAAAATACTTTCCTAATGCTCTTAAAGAGATCTCTAAATGCTCTAAGGCAGGTAATGACCAACATCATCCCGATAAACCATTGCATTGGGACATGGATAAGAGTAAGGACGAGTACGATGCTTTAACAAGGCATTTGATAGATCACACCATTGACCCTGTGGATACAGATGGTATACTGCATTTAACTAAGGTAGCTTGGAGGGCTTTAGCAGGATTAGAACGTCACTTAACAAATAAACATTAATATGAATTTAGATAGAAGTACAAATCCATTAATTAAAAAGGCGTTATGGAGTAATGTCGTAGGTGGAGTCATGCAGTTATGTCGTAACTGTAGAGACGAAAAAGGAACTATATCAGAGAGTGTTTTTTATGATTATTACAAGGATAAACAAGGCGTAGAAGGTCTTAACAAGAGTTACGAGATGATTATGCAGGGAATGTATAAGGAGTATCCTGATAGTTCTTTAGAAGAGAAGAAAGACACTGCAAGGAAGTGGATTTATAAGAGAGTTATTAAGGATACTGTTGTAGGATTTGAGTGGGAGATGCGTGTTAAGAATTTCATGAAGAGTAAAGGATTTGAAATGACTTATGCTGATGATAAAGTTGATAAATTGTATTCTGTTGATTTAGAAGGAGAAGACTTTGCGATACAGGTTAAGCCTATTACTTACAAGACGGGTAGTAACGAAGGTTTGATGGCTGATAAGAAAATGAACATAGGTAAGAATGAAATGTACGAGAAGTATTTTGGTAAAAAGGTGTACTTGGTGTATTATCTATTAGATAAACCTGAAATCGTTTTAGGTGACTTAATAAATATAATAAATAACAAATGATAGGAATATTTGATATAGACAGTTTAGTTTACGAAGCTACCTACAATGCAGAAGACTTGGAAGAGGCTCAGGAGTCGTTTTGGGGACGTTACAACGATGTTCAGTATTTTATGGACAAAAGGTATGGTGAGTGTAAGATAATACCTGTAGGGTTCTGTATAAACAATTTTAGAAAGAAGGTTGATCTGAGCTATAAGGCTCAGAGAACCTCAGAGAAGCCTGAATACTTTGAAGAACTTGTTCAGCACATTAAAGATAATATTGATGTACAGATGAGGAGTGGAATAGAGACAGATGATTTGGTTGCTAAGTTTCATCAGCACTATGGTAAGGATAATAGTGTCATTATCAGTATTGATAAGGATTACATGCAATTTGAAGGAACTATATTCAACTATAGAAAGAGAGAGTTTATCAAAGGTGGATAAGGAACAGGCTTTATACAACTTATATGAGCAGATGGTGGTAGGTGATAGAGCTGATAATGTTTTAGTTTGTAAGGGTTATGGAACTAAGTGGTGTGAGAGAAATCTGTATGGTAAAAATGAGTTTGGAATGATGAGATCTGTATTCACATTGTATAGAAAATTATACAAGGGCAAAGCAAGAGAGAAGATGTTAAGAACCTTCTTATTACTTAAACTAAATACATTTTAATATGCAATTTGAAAAAGGTGATAATACAGAAGAACGCATCGACAATGCGTTTGTTATGTTCTACTTCAATTTACTATCGGGTGATTGGACAATAGAATATTGTGAGTCGGAATTGATTAAACATGTTGAAATAGAGGAATATGAGATTGCTGAAGGTATAAAAAAAGCAATTAATTTTAAAAAATATGGTAATTACCTTGCGTAACTCGATTAATTATCGTATTTTTGTATCTCAGTTAGGAGAGAGTGAGTGAACTATTGTCTTTAAAGTTTCGTCACTGATTATCCAATGGTAGCTATGCTCTCTTCAGCTGATTAATTAAAAACAAATAAACACATGGAGAACACAGAAAGATTAAAAGAGATAGTAAAGTACGTCAGTAAGAATGTAGGTGTTGATGTTAGTAAAAAGTCAAGAGANAGAGAGGTTATATATGGTAGAGCTTTGTATTATAAGATAGCTTTGAAAGATGTAGTTACTTCACTAAAGAATATAGGANATATAGTTGGAACTAACCACGCAACAGTAATCCATTCAAGAGATAAAGTNTTCCATAACATTGAGAGTGATAATTTTTATATGAATATCTACAGGAGTTACTTTGGATTAGATAACCTTGAGAGTTCATTCAGGAGCGTAGAGAATGAGGTGCTAACAACTAATGAGAAAGCATATAGAGAGTTGTCTGAGGAAGATAGGAAGGTATATGATGAGAGAGCCTTATTAGTGTTAAAAAGCTTCGAATGGAAGCGTAAGGAAGAGAATAGAAAAGAAGTGTTTGAAAAAATATATATAGGATGTTAAAAAGAGATGAGATTTTAGAAGAGTTAAAAGCTTTACACAAGTTGTATCATAGTGGAGGATTTTGTTCACTAAGTAAAGATCAGTATGAAGCTGAAGTTAAAAGGTTAAGATTTAAATGGATAACAGATTACGATAGATAATGGCAAAATATAAAAGCAAATACTATTTAGATGACTTTGAGATACTTAAAAAGATCAAGTGGTGCTTTGACAGAGATATTAAGTTCTATCCAAAGGTATTACCTAACCAACCAACAACATTTAAACACATACCTAAAGTTAAGATAGGTTATCAAATGGGAGATAAGAGAGGTGTTGGTAAATTTGAGTATAGTCAAGGTGAAGAACTATATGACAAGATAATAGAGTTGTATATTGATAAGTACGAACAGTCTAATAAAGAATAAGTTATATAAGTATGGAGAAAAACAATAACAACAAGAGAGCTAACGATGGTCGTAGAAACAACAGTCGTAAGCAGAGAGTAAAGATCATTAAGGATAAGAACTTACCTGCACCATTAGCTAATAATGCTAAGAAGGATAGGGCGAAGTTGCTTTCCAAAAAAGCAATAAGCAATATCTTTGGCAGTGAAGATGCAATATGGGAAGAGTTAGCTACTCAAGCTATGGGTGGTAGTATTAAAGCTATGGAGATGTTATTGCAATACCAATATGGTAAAGCAGGAGAGAATAAGGAAGTTCAACAATCTACATCTAAAGCTCCTATTATTCAATTCAATGTTACTAAGCCACAAGAGATAGAAGAAACAATCGATATAACTGAAGAAGAGTAATATGAATACAAATATAATTTTAGATCCTAAATATGTACCTTTGTTTGAAGGAGATACAAGATACTATGTAATTACAGGTGGTCGTGGTTCAGGTAAATCATTTGGAGTAACACTATTCCTAAACAACTTAACTTATCAAAAAGATCATAAGGTCCTGTTTACACGTTATACAATGACCTCAGCACATTCTTCTATTATACCTGAGTTCGTGGATAAGATAGATATTATGGATGTTGGTGATGACTTTAGAGTTACAAGAGATGAGATAGTTAATCAGACTACAGGTTCAGGAATAATGTTTAAAGGTATTAAGACTGCTTCAGGTAACCAAACAGGTGCACTTAAATCTTTAGCTAACGTTAGTACATTTGTAGTTGATGAAGCCGAAGAGCTTGTAGATGAAGAGGTGTTTGACAAGGTAGATTTATCTGTGAGAACCCAAAAGGTTCAGAACAGAGTTATTCTTATATTAAACCCTGCTACTAAAGAACATTGGATATATAAAAGATTTTTTGAAGCGAGAGGCATAGAGAGTGGTTTTAATGGTGTTTATGGAGATACTACTTATATACATACAACTTACAAAGATAATAAGGCTAACCTACCCGATTCGTTCTTACAGAGCATATATGAGATGAAGGCTAACTCACCTGAAAAATATGATCACCAAATATTAGGTGGATGGCTTGAGAAAATGTCAGGTACTGTTTATACTAATTGGAGTAAAGGTAACTTTGTTGAACTAAATAAGACTGTGTTTGCACAAGATTACGGATTCTCAAACGATTTAACAACGTTGGTTAAGATTAGCGTAGATGACTTTAAAGAGGAAATCTACGTGAAGGAATGCTTTGGTAAAAGTGGGATGAGTACATCTCAGATTGGAGGCAGAATGTTAGGTATGCTGAAAACAATCTAATTATCGGGGATAGCTCTGAGCCTCGTCTTATAAAGGAACTTAGAGACAGAGGATGTAACGTTACAGGAGCTAAGAAAGGTAAAGGGTCAATCCTCTCAGGGATTGCCCTCCTGCAAGATTACAAGATAATAGTTGACCCTAAATCTCATGGTATAATTAGAGAGCTAAATCACTACACTTGGAAAGAAAAAGGATCTGTACCTATAGATAAATATAATCACTTCTTAGATGCTCTTAGAATGGGTGCTATGTACCTAATTGGTAAAAGAGGAAGAGGAAGTTACGCAATAAGATAAACCCTAAATATATAATCATGACAAAAACAGTAAAAGAAATTATTAAGATCAACGACAAGCTTTGGGATATATTCAACGAGCATGGTGGATATGAGTATAATGATGAGATGATATGGCAATTAGAAGGATACGGAATAAGTATCAATGAGATGGAGGAGGACGAAACTGAGNACGTGCTTAAAGAAGGTGTAGCCACGCTTAAATACTTTGAATGGGTAGTTAATATGATTGAACTAAAGGAGAGTGAACCTCCACAATTATATTGCTAAGATGTTTAACAAGAGGGGGTGATCAGAAATGATTTTCCCCTTTTTTATTTCTGTTTAATAGAAGGGGGTCTGTTTAATAGAAGGGGGTGTTTAACAAGAGGGGGTATGTTTAACAAGAGGGGGTGTTTAACAAGAGGGGGTGTCACAATGTCACCTGCCACTATGTCACCTGCCACCATGTCACATGACAAAATTGCATGACAAAAAAACATTGTTAAATTTATGTTAAAAA